CGAGGCCGCACTGGCCGACACGACCAATGTCCAGATCGACATGAGCTCGGTCAACGGGCCCGGCAATGTGTTCCATCGCCGGCGCGAAAGCGGGATCGAATGGGCGCCGGGCGCGTCGCTCGCCACCGATCGGGTCAACGTGTTCGTGATGGACTGGCGCGACCATCCGGCCAAGAGTGCCGCCTGGTATGCCGGGCGGCGGGCCAAGGCGGCAGCAGACGGGCTGCTCCATGTCTTCGCGCAGGAGGTCGACCGTAATTACACCGCCGCGGTCGAGGGAATCATCATCCCCGGCGACTGGGTGGCGAGTGCGATCGACGCGCATATCGTACTCGGGTTCGACGATGAAGGCGCGTGGCGTGCGGCGCTGGACCCGGCCGACGAGGGTGGCGACCGACATGCGCTGGCCATCGCCAAGGGGTCGGTGGTGCATTCGGTTGACGACTGGGGCGAGGGAGATGTCGGCAAGGCGACGCGGCTGGCAGTCGACCGGCTGCGCGGACGGACGGTGGCGTTGCAATATGACAGTATCGGCGTCGGCGCGGGCGTGAAGGCAGAAGCTAACCGGTTACGCGATGAAGCGGATGCCGATGGGCTGGCGTTGCTGCCTGCCGGGATCACGTTCCGGCCCTGGAATGCCGGCGCCTCACCGCTGCGGCCGCGAGAGCATGTCGTGCCGGGGGATCGCGAGACGCCGGTCAATGGCGATTTCTATGCGAACTTGAAAGCGCAGGCCTGGTGGCAATTACGGTTGCGCTTCGAGCGCACGCACAAGGCGGTGACGGCGGGCGAGGTTTACAACCCCGCCGACCTGATCAGCCTGCCTCGCGAGATGCCTGGATTGGCATCGCTGCGGAAGGAATTGAGCCAGCCGACGCGGGCGGTGAACGGCGCACTCAAGCTACTGGTGGACAAGAAGCCCGACGGCACGAGATCGCCCAACAAGGCGGATGCACTGGTGATGGCGTTCTGGCCGGCGGAGGATGGGGTGGCGTCGGCGGGGTTCCTGGACCTGGTGCGCACTGCGAATGCGGTGACGGCTAACGAAAGCGGTCAGGGTTCGGGATAGGGCCCGACATCGGTATTGATCTCAACCGAGCGGGCACCTTCGATCGTTTCCATCTCGCCGAGTACAATTCGCAGCGCCGCTGCCGCGTCATCACGGGTTTGATAGAGCCCGGACGGCGGATAGTCGTTCTTCCAGTAAGATAGGAACTCCTCAGTTTCTTCGGTCAAATATTCGGTGACGAACACCCACAGACCGTCGGCGCGGCAGCAAACGCGTCCGCGACTTTTGCCTGACCGGGCAAGGAATGTTTCGATCGCGGTGATGAACACGGCGTCGGTCAGGCTCGATCGTCGCCAACGACCCGCAGGCGATCGTCGTCGATCTCGATCAGGGCATTGGCCCCCGATTCCCTGATATGGCGTAGCGCCATACGGCGGCATCGGTCGTCGGTGTTGATCTGGTGTTCGACCCAGCGGCGCCAGGTCGGATCGGCCAATGCTATCCGCTCGGCCTCGAACAGACCGACTGCGTGGTCGGCCCGCACATCCTTGATGTGATGAATCCAGCGGTTGCGTTCGGTCATCGTGCTCGAAGACTATGCTCGGTTGGCCCCGCTTTCCATCCCTCGATCTGGCAGCGACCGGCAAAGGAGAACTCGATGCCTAAGGGCGGCGTACAAGCCAATGTCACTTACAGCTGGGGCAACAGCAGCAACGAGAATGCCTGGGGGCCGTTTTCGCCCGGTTTCCCGCTCATGCCGGTCGTCCAGCAGCCGGTGCGCGGGTACGACTTCAAGCCCAATATCAACGCAACGTTGCAGCCGCGCGCCTATGAGCAGACCGGATTTCCGGCACTGCGCGCGTTCGCTAATGTCGAATTGGTGCGGCTGGCGATCGAGACGCGCAAGGACCAGGTCGAGCGGCTCGAGTGGCAGATCAAGCCGGTCGATGGGGCCGCCAAGATCGCCGACGATCCGCGCATCATCGAGCTGACGCGGTTCTGGCGCAAACCCGATGGGGTCACGCCGTTCGCCACCTTCATGCGATCGAGTCTGGAGGATTTGCTGACGCTCGATGCGCCGGCGTTCGAGAAGCGGCGCAATCGCGGTGGAAAGCTGATCGGGCTGGAGATCGTGCCGGGCGATACGATCCACCCGATGGTCGACGATACCGGACGGCGGCCGCGCGGGCCGACCGACATTGCCTATCAGCAAGTGATCAAGGGTGTCGTCTGGGCGAACCTGACCAACGCCGACCTGCTCTACGCGCCGCGGAACGTGCGGCCGCATCACCTCTATGGCTTCGGGCCGGTCGAGCAGATCGTCGTCACGATCAATACGATCCTACGACGCCAGGCGGCGCAGCTGAGCTATTTCACCGAGGGCAACGTGCCGGCGGGGCTGCTCAACGCGCCCGAGGGCTGGGACGCGGCGAAGATCCAGGAATTGCAGCAATGGTTCGACGATCGCATCGCAGGCAACGCCGCCGAGCAGAACAAGCTGATCTGGGGACCGCACGGATCGCAATTCACCGCCTTCAAGGCGGCACCGATCAAGGACGAGTTCGACGAATGGCTGGCGCGGATCGTCGCTTTCGCCTTTTCGCTGCCCCCGACCCCGTTCGTGCGCCAGATGAACCGGTCGACCGCGATGGAAGATCAGGAGCGCTCGCTTGAAGAGGGACTCGAGCCGTTGCAGCTGTGGATGAAGCGCTGGATCGACGATGTGATCCAGATCGAGTTCGGTTATTCCGACCTGGAGTTCGCCTTCGTCAAGGCGACCAGCATCGACCCGCAGGTGCAATCGGAGATCGACGACCGCGACCTGCGCAACGGGTCGAAGGCGATCGACGAGGTGCGGCATGCGCGGGGGGACGACCCGCTGCCCGATGGGCTGGGTGCGCGGCCGATGTTGTATACGAGCGCGGGGGCGGTGCTGTTGGGGAATATGGTGGCGGGGGTGATGAATCCGCCGACAGCCGGCCGTTCCGAACAAGTCTAGAGACGATCGGTGACAGGCATTGACCGGCTGCGCTATGAAGCATCGATGAGCCGCTTATTCCAACGATATCGGACCTATCTAGCGCGCAAGGCCGAGGACCAACCGGGCGGCGGTTTGGTTGAGAGGCAGTGGCAGACCACTCCTTGGTTCCTCCCTTTGTTGATCGCGCTTCTGGTTTGCTATTGGTTTGGTTTGACTGGCGAGGACAGCCTAATGGTCGTCCTACCTCTCGGGGCCATTTCATTGTTCGGCATTATTTTCGTGGGATGGGTATTCGATGGATCCACGCGCAGCTGATCCCGAAAATTCGGGAACTCCGCCGATGGCATGGGCGTGTGACTGACGGCGGATACCGACCTATTTCCCGGGGCAGCGGCAAATGGGGTTGCGTCGCCGCAGCGATCGTGGGCGCGCCGGTCATCGGCCTGGCGCTGTTCGGCGCTTTTGCTGACCAATGCGGGGACCCCGGCTATACTGATTGCGATCCGAACGCCCCGTGGTTGCTGCTGGCCGCGGGTATCGGGATCGCGCTGGCAGTCGGACTGGGTGCCGCCTTCACGATCACCCTGATCCGCTTGCTGATGGCGCGCCGGCAAGGATAAGGTCCGTCGGAAGACCGTCGTCACGGACGTCCGACGCTGTTTCGACAATCGGCCAGTAAGTCTTTGGAGGTGCGCAGACGCGCGCGCCCCCCCCGAACCCCTCCCTGCAAGCAAGGGGTCCGGAAACCCAAATGCCGATACGCCCAAATTCGGGCGCCGTCCGCGCGCGTTCCGCGTGGCCAATACCCCCCGGTGCATGCCGCTTTCGCGGTGCCCGGCCCCCAAAACCCGAAAGGACAGCCATCGCATGACGCGGTTTCGCCAATTCGGCGCGATCACCAAGGTCGAGGATCAGGAAGACGGCACGATCAAGGTCTGGGGTGTCGCCTCGTCCGAGACGCGTGACCAGCAGGGCGAGACGATCACCGCCGCGGCGATGAAGGCGGCTTTGCCCGACTATGGCCGCTTCCCCGCGCTGCGCGAGATGCACGAGCCGAGTGCCGCCGGGCGCGTGGTCGAAGCCGAGGTCGACGATCATGGCATCACCCAGATCTGCGCGCATGTCGTCGATCCGCTGGCAATCACCAAGGTGCGTGCGGGCGTCTATGCCGGCTTCTCGATCGGCGGGAAGGTGCTGAAGCGCGACACCGCCGACCGCAGCGTGATCACCGCGCTGAAGTTGGTCGAGATCAGCCTGGTCGACAGCCCCTGCAACCCCGACGCCGTCATCAACATGTGGAAGGCCGATATGGATTATGTTCCGAGTGGCGACGAGGTGGTCGCGAAGGCCCGCGAATTGGCCGAGGACGCCGGATCGCGGCGGTACAAGGACTTCCTGTTCAAGGCGCGCGAACGGCTGATCGCTGCGGCACTGACGCGCGACCTTGGCGACGATGATGACGACGACCGGGACGACGATCGCGACCCGGATGCGGGGGCGGCCCCAGCTGGTGGCGACGACGATGCTCCAGCGACGGATCCGGACGGCGGCAAGCCGGATGACCAGGACAAGCAGCCGCCAACCAAGCCGGCGGCCGGCGAGCAGCCCCCTGCCCGGCGCAAGCCTGGCGAGCAGCCCGCCGCCAAGCCGCAGCCGAAGCCCAAATCGCCCGATCCGCAAGCCGACGGCGACGAAGACGAGGCCGACGCGTCGCGCGATGGGGATGGCGATGCGGACGACGACGCGCCGCCGCCCAAGCCCAAGGCCAAAGCCGCTCCGGATGGCAAGGATCAGGTGAAGCGTGTCGCGACCGGTGGCGATGCCGACACCGATGATGCCGGGGCCGCCCAAGCCGATGCCGATCGCATCCAGGCGGCACACGATCACCTCGTCGCGCTGGGCGCGCAATGCTCCCAGGAGAATTGCGGCGACGCGGGCCAGCCGTCAGCGGATGCTGCCGGCCGCCCTCGCCCGCAGGCTGCGCCGCCCGCTCCCGATCCCGAGGAGGAAACCGAGAAGTTGCGGCGCGGCGGCGCGCTGGGCGACGCCATGATGGCCGACCTCGCCAAACGCTTCGGCGACACGATTACGATGCTGAACGCGACGATCGACGATCTGACCAAGCGCCTGGAGCAAGTCGAGGCCGAGCCGGCGGCGCCGAGGACCGCGGCCGGGCCGTTGCGCGCGGTGAGCAAGGCCGAGGACGCCTCGCCCAATTCAGCCAATGGCACTTCGGCGATCAGCGCCGATGATCTCAAGAAAGTGATCGACACCCTCCCTGAGCAGGAGCGCGGCCAGTTCCTGCTGCGCATCGCTCTGTCCAACCCGACCCTGGTTCACGCGGCCCGCGCAGCCGCCTGACCTGTCGCCCGCGCCATCGCGCCCGGGCCTCGTTCCTGCGCCTATCCAAAGGACGGATAGCAATGACCAATTTGACTCCCGACGAGATCAAGAAGTCGCTCGTTTCCAGCCTGTCGAACCCCGATGAGAATATTTCGCGCGCGATCATGCTGATGGCGGGCGGACGCCCGGACATGGTCGAAAAAGCCATTTCCACCGGCACCGGCCTGGTCGCCTATGACCTGCAAGCGCCGGCCAAGAACCTGTATCCGGTCAACACGCCGATCATCAAATCGCTGCCGCGGGTCGGCGGCGGGGGTGGCACCGCGACCAACTGGAAGTCCGTCACCGCGCTCACCGGGTCGGGCTTCGACAACACCCCCTGGGTGCCCGAGGGCCAGCGCGCCGGTCAAATGGCCTACACCACCGCGGATCGCGCGGCGCCGTACCGGACGCTGGGCGAGGAAGACCAGGCGACGTTCGAAGCGATCTCCGCCGGCCGCACGTTCGAGGACATCAAGGCGTCGATGACGCAGCGCCTGCTGCAGAAGACGATGCTGAAGGAGGAAGCCGGCGTGATCTTCGGCAATGCCTCGCTGGCGTTGGGTACGCCGAGCGCGCCGACCCTGAGCGCGGGCGGTACCGGATCGACCTTGCCGGGATCGGTGACCTATTCGGTGATCGTCGTCGCGCTGACGATGGAAGGCATGCGCAACAGCACGCTGTCGAACGGTGTCGCGACGTCGAAGTCGGTGACCGGCGCCGACGGCAAGAGCTTCTCGATCAACGGCGGGTCGTCGATGAAATCGTCGGCCGCGAGCCAGGCGACGACCGCCGGCCAGGCGCTGTCGTGCAGCGTGCCGGCGATCCAGGGCGCGGCAGGTTATGCTTGGTTCGTCGGCACCGCGGGGAGCGAAAAGCTCGAGGCGATCAGCTCGACCAACAGCGTCGTGTTCGCCAAGCCGCTCGCCGGCACCGGGCAGGCGGCGAGCGCGGTCAGCGCGGATTGCTCGACCAACTCGACCGCGTTTGACGGCCTGTTGACCACCGCGCTGAAGCCCGGATCTGGCGCATACGTCAATTATCTCGCCACGGGCACGCCGGGCGCCGGCACGACGCTGACCTCTTCGGGTCAGGGGTCCGTGGCCGAGATCGACGTGATGATGCAGTCGATGTGGGACAATTATCAATGCTCGGTCGACGTGCTCTACGTGAACAGCCAGGAGCAGCGGAACATCACCAAGAAGGTGCTGGCGTCGGGCACCGCGTCCTTGCTCAATTACTTCCAGGATCCGAAAGCGGGTGAGGTCGCACTGACCGCCGGCGGCGTGGTCGAATATTATTACAACCCGTACCTCAACAAGAAGATTCCGATCCGCCTGCACCCCAATGTGTCGGCGGGGACGATCCTGGGCTGGGCGGGCGATCTACCGGTCCAATACCAGTCGAGCGAGGTGCCCAATGTCGCGGAGATGAAGGTGCGCCGCGATTATTACCAGATCGACTGGCCGATCACGACGCGCGCCGAGATGTCGGGCGTGTATGTCGAGGAGACGCTGGCGGTCTATGCGCCGTTCGCGATGGGCGTGATCGCCAATATCGCCAACGGCTGATCGGTAATCGCTCCCCTCCCGTTTACGGGAGGGGTTGGGGGAGGGCTTGTTTCAGTC